GAACATTTCGGGAGCAACTTCTTTGTACTGTTCTTTGATAGCAGTAGAAAGGATATCATTGAGGTATCCCTCGGTCGCTTTCTTGGCATCAATTAGATTTTCATCTAAGATATGTCGGATTATGTCTAGGCTCTGACTCATTGGGTATACCTTCCTTTAAAATTTATGCAAAATTCAATGGTATTCATGAAATTTGCTCTTGATTCAACTAGTCTATTGATTAGCTGAACTTGGTTTTTTTCGTTAAGATTATCAAAAACAGATAATATTTTTTTACTCTCGCTAGGTTTTAAAACTGATTCTTTTCCATCCTCAAGAATAATAGAAATATTGCTGTTTTGCTTACTACATTCTTGTAAAACACGAATCACATCATAATTCGGCTTTATATTATTTAGATTTTCTTCTTCCTCAAAGACTGTATTGACGGTATCAAAAACTATATTTTTTTTCTTACTTTCAATCTTCTCTTTTAGAATCAGTGCCAAGTTTTCTTTAAACTTGTCTTCTTCTTCATTTAAAAAATTATCAATCAGTGATAGCGTGTTCATCCTTGAAGTCCTTGTTCTTGTCCCTCTTCTCCCCCAGCAGGAGCTATTTGTCCACTGGCTCGCTCTTGATCTATTTGACTCTGCATCATAAGTATTTCCTCATCACTCATACGGAGAATGTTTCTCTTTACATATTCCTCTGAGAAATATACGCCTATAAGTGGTTGAACTTGACCCAACATCTGTAATCTGTTTGTTAGTATTTCATTTTCCTTCAGCTCTGTGAAGTATGAATCTCTATTAAAGATCATTTCGATGTCTGGACTGATTTCGTTCCAATCGTCCTCTGTCAAAATACCCTTTAAGATGCATTGTGCTCGTAGAACGTGTAGGAAGATATGTGAGAATCTGGTCCTGAGTCTTTCGATATACTTGTAGAATTTAACTTCGTCTCTTGTAATCTCCGCTGAACGACCCATATTAAAACCGTTATCTGCCATCATACGTGTAATAGGAACATTGAGTGCGGTGTATACTTTCTTGAGTAAGTATTCAACGTCCTCCATCTGACCAAGATTCTGTCCACCGGGGAGAGTGCTAATTTCTGTTCCTCTACCACCCTCTCTTCGTGGGAGATAATAATCTTCAAGCATGGACATGTGATCTCGACTATCTTGAACTTGTCCAGTTCCTTGGTCATAGATCATTTTGGTTCGATATCTCTGCATAACTTCACGTAGATACTGTTCGGCTTTTTGCTTTGGTAGGTTACCAACATCAATATAGAAAACACGACGCTCTGGAGCACGAGAAACTCTATAAACAACCACAGCGTCCTCAATCTGTCTGAGCATGTTTACAGGACGAATTGCCTTTTGAAGATAACCAACAACCCTTTTTGAGTTGGCATCAACTAGACCTGAATTTGCATAGGCAATTGAATCCTTTGTAATGTTGATTCCGGTATTTGCTGTGGGATAAATTGAGTCTTTATCGGTGTTGGTATATACGTAATATTCTTCGACACCCTCAACCAATGAAATTGACTTTGCCCCATCATTCTTACTTCGTTTAACTTTTCTTACGCGTTTAATTTTAGTCGGATCAATTGGTCTGAGTTCAACAATTCCTTTCATGGGATCATTCTCATCAATTACCATTTGATAAAATAGTTTAGAATCGACATACCATCTCCGGAAAATTTCATATGCTTTCTTATGAAAATCCATGAGTCGTAGAACTGTATCAAATTCGTTCTGGATTTTTATCTTAATTGCATCTGATAATTTAACTTTTCCTAGACCAACCTTAACAGGCTTTCTATCTGTGCCCATGACAATCGCTTCATTACAGATATCTTCGATTGCATTATCAACTTCGGGATATAGAGCTAATCCACGATACTGAGCGATCAGGGCATTTTCATCCCGAACGGCACCGGTAAAATCAACGTAGGTTCCTAGAATACCCCCAGTTTCAAATTGATATGAGCCATCATATTCGTCTGGGGTGATGGCTGATCTGGCTTCTACACCCGGAAGCTCTGATGCAACTCCCGCTGTGTCCTTTACCGTTCTTCCAATTGTGAATCCTAGTAAGTTAATTGCCATTTTTTCTCCATACTATAATTAGTTAACATCTTTCACTGTGTGATAGGAATATTCAACTGTAACTGTAAATTCTACTAATGTATCTATGGAGTTTGCATCCATGGAAATTGGACCGACGATTGTTGGCCAACAATCATAAAGCTGAACTTCTTTCAGAACATTATTACCATCAGCTCCAATTTGTTTTATTTTCCAATCTGTGGTAAATTTATCCCATTCATTATTACTTACATTCGTTGCATGATTATTGATTCGATTGCTCCAATCATTGAAACCAGTCCACAAAGAGTTTTTACCACCTTGATCTAATACCCTAAATGTCCACGGGAAATAAATTCTATCACCAGGCCATTTAAGAATTCTTCCTCTATATGGTACTCTGATTGGGTTTACCTGACTTGGTGGTAAACTTACTGCACGAATAAAAAATCTATTTAATTGGTCATCACTATTTGATCCAACCCCTTGTGGAAATGACATCTCGACATCATAACGATGGGTTCGGTTACCCCCGTTGAATTCATTAATGAATGAGTCAAGATTATTTGCCATCAATATGAACTCCCACTAGATGTCGAGGCACCACCACCACCTGATGTGCTAGTGCCACTAGAAGTGCTCGCTGATGCTGCTGAAGATTGAGTTGTTTGGTTACTCTTTAATGTTCGGAATCTTAGAGTTATGTTTTGAATACTTAAAACAAACTTTACTGTTACATCACAAATTAGATTTCCACTAAGAACAACATTTTCTGGGTTATTTACATCATCACATTGAACCGAAAATTCTGATATTCCACCAGCAGAAAGCACTCTTCTTAAGAGAGTTTGAATCGCTGTTGTAAGAGAAGCTCTATTTGCTGCGGTATTTTCTCTAAACATATATTGTCTAACTATATCAGAAATTGATCGGTTAATATGATGATATGTCAAAGATACATTGACATAATTAAATACACGATCCTCTGATCCATTGTTTCCAGTTTGATCACCAAATAAAACTGGAGGTATTCCTGTGAATGTACGTATTGGATTTACAAATTTTTCCGCGAGTGAATCTCGATCCGCTGAAGTAAGATCATACTCCATTCGAATAGCGTTCAGACATCTACCAGTTTCGAGACCAGCGATTGATCCATACGGTAAACTTGATACATTCCGTCTTGCACATAACCCAGCAACGTGTGCAGCCGCACCTGTTGTTACTAGGTTTGAATTTGTGTCATCCCCAGTTGACAATGATAATGAATCCCCCAAGGAAACTATCTGTCCTGCAACGTGAAATGTATTTCGACTTTGTGTACCAGTAGTTGGTAGTCCACTTGGGGTGGTTGATGATATTGGAGCTTTTACATCCACCTGACAAATTGCCAAACAGTCCCCTCTATTTTCAGCGATACCGATAATTATATCATTTTCTGTTTCACTGCCTGTTGCATTGAAGATACAATTTATTACATCTGGTATATTTTCTATAGTTTCTATAGCTTTATTCACAGTCTCTGGTAGATTGTCTGGTTTTCCTGCAACAATGCATCGACCCCCATACTGTAGATAACGCAATACAGAAAAGAAGTCATCTCCAAATCCAGTGAGAGTTCCGTTTAAATTTGTTTGTGGTCCATTTGGCCAGTTGGGATCATCATCACCAACTTTATCGGGTGGTCCCTGTGTATAAGTAGGCTCACCAGTCTCTGGGTCAAGTTCATTAAAAACATACCAACCAGTTTCATATGTTGCAGAAAGCCTTGTATATAGATCACTCGGACTGGTTATTAACATATACCCCAGACTCCGTTCATCGGCAGTTCCTAGAGCAGCCAATAAATTGTCATAACTTATAAAAGCTGCTACCCAATCACTGGTCCTTTCTGACGGGGACACAACAAATCCCTCTGATTCATTGAGATCTATGGTAATATCAGTCATGTGATTCTCCGGAAGTAAATGTATATTTCTAAGTTATTTATAGAAATGGAGTGTCGGAGCCTTTCCAATAATCCTCTCCGTCATAAAAAGATGTGGGTTCCTGATCATCAACAGTGGTCGAGAACCCGAATGGGAGGATATCCTCTTCAATTCTCTTCATTTCATCCTCATAAATGTCTTTCCTGATGTCCAGATCGGTTAGATTTTTAAAATATTCTTGTCTCGTCAGCCATGCGAATAATACCAAACACATCACTAAGTCGTCATTATGTCCGTCATCTGCTTCAAATGATACACCTTTTGCTACAAATGTGTAGAGTTCTTGGATTATATCCATATCATCTATCAGCAGCTTGTCGTTTTCGATCAGACTTTTCAGGACAGAACAGCCTAGCTTCTTGACTGGAGCTGTGGTTCTCACACCCATCTGGGATTGTGACCCACCAAAACCACTGCCAATGACCTGTCCAGCCCTACCTTTGTAGACAGACTGTAGAACGTTCTCGTACTCAAGATCTTGGTATAGGATATCTGCGACCTGTGCTCCGATGTCATTAAGTTCAATGAGACAGTAGGCTTGATTGTATTTGTCACACACGCTCCGGATCGCGGTGGGGTACACAAGCGGTGAAATAGTATTGTTCCTAAATCTTGCAACAACCTTATAGGGACTGGTCGTTATATCTACGACTACAAAGGCACTATAGTCTAGACCTTGACCACGGGCAGTATCTACAGCCATTACGTATAGATGGTCTTCTTTGGGTTGTTCGTATATCATTAAGCCATCATTGTTATTGTCTATCGGAGATATGAAGTTAAGGCAGTGTAGCTTCGAGGACGAGATTAGTGTGTTGGTGGAGCCAATAAAGTCGCACTCAAATTCTGTCTGGAACTGCTGCTCACTAGTGTTCTTTATCTGCTGCTCTTTCCACTCCTGATCTCGGAGCGGACCACCGGGATATTTTGGAACCTGTGACCAATGAATCTCGATTGGGATATATTCGTTCTTACCCTTCTCACCCTCTCGTTTGGTCGCTCCTCTCCAATAATGGTAAAATAGATTGAGTCCGTTCGGGGTCGAGACCATTAGAACCTTTGTGGACTGTCCAGAGGTGATTGTAGGGTACACAGAGCTAAAGAATTCCTCTGCGATATTCTGTGGGACGTGAGCAAATTCGTCAAGGAAGATCATGTTGAACGAGCCACCACGGACTGCGGATGCGGATGTAGAGGATGCTAAGATTCTAGAGCCGTTTTCGAGTTCAATAGATCCTTTGTTCCACTCGACGATTCCTTGCTGGAGCCATAGAGGAAGATACTCGTATGCCATTTTTAGACGGCTAAGAATCTCCCTCGCGGTGGACTGTTTATTCGCAAGAACTGCAACCGTCATGCTCTGATTGAATAGAACATAGTGGAGGATATACGAGATCATTGTCGTGGATTTACCAGACTGTCGAGGTAGCTTTGATATCACAAATCTATTATTGTGAACGGCGTTTACGATCTCTTCCTGATAATCATATAGATTGAATGGTACAAGACCTTCGTCCAGAGATACGACTTTGACGTATTTCTTGATGAAGTAGATAGGATCCTGAGCACACTTCATGTACTCCTGAACCTGATCCTTTGTAAACTCAATTCCAACCCCCGCCGGTTTTAAGTTTGCGTTACCTAAATATCCACCCTTTTTATCCGTCATCTTCCTTCACTTCATGATCAACATCAATAATTTGTTTATTTCTACTTCTATCGGGATTGATTAGATCCTGCAATTCTGAAGTAGACCCAACGTAGATCGCATTCGTTGTATTATGGTTGTGTACAGTCTCGTCTTTGTTAACGTCCTTGACCTGCTTATGTAGATCCATAAGATCCTTGTTTATATCAGCCACCGTTTTAAGCAGTGTGGCGACGACTTCATATGCCCTTGGTGCATCTCCCTCAGAAGCCACTTTAAGTATACCATCTATCGCTTCCTTACCGTCGCCAAGAAGTTCGTAAAGATTTGTACGTATT